GTTTCCTAGTCCAACCGCCACTGGCGCAATCATTCGACTGGCTTGATAAGCCGTGGCGCTGCAAACGCTTGAGTTTCAGCCCGGAGTCAACAAGGAAGCAACAGACTACAGCGCGAAAGGCGGCTGGGTGGATGCAAACCTTGTTCGATTTCGCAAGGGCCGTGTTGAAAAAGTAGGCGGCTGGCTCAAGCTCGGATCAAATAATTACCTGGGCACCGGCCGTGCTTTGCACTCCTGGATCTCCCTGGGCGGCACACGTTTTTTAGGCGTTGGCACAACCTTCAAGTATTACATTGAAGAAGGATTTGCCTACAACGACGTAACCCCGATACGCTCAACGACTAGCGCGGGTGATGTCACTTTCGCTGCCACTGACGGCAGCAGTACAATCACTGTCACAGATACGGCTCACGGTGCGGTTAGCGGCGATTTCGTTACGTTTAGTGGGGCGGCAACGCTTGGCGGCAACGTGACGGCTGACGTTCTCAATCAAGAATATCAAATCGATCTGGTAACGACGGCGAACGCCTATACGATTACCGCCAAGGATACAAGCGGCACGACCGTGACCGCCAACAGCAGTGATAGTGGCAACGGCGGCAGTAGTGTCGTTGGCACATATCAAATCAACGTAGGCCTCGATACTTACGTCTCCTCAGCCGGCTGGGGTTTGGGCACCTGGGGTTCCGGCGGATTTGGCTCTGCATCAGCAATCAGCGCGGTCAACCAACTACGCCTTTGGACGCACGATAATTACGGTGAGAATCTGATCATCAACGTCCGCGGGGCAGGCATATACAGGTGGTTGGAAAACAGTGGCACGAGCACCAGAGCGGTTGAGCTTTCTGGAATTAGTGGTGCGACTGGCGTGCCGACCGTAGGCTTACAGGTCCTTACGTCCGAGACCGACCGACATTTGATAGTCTTAGGCGCTGATCCTTTATCGAGCGGCTCTCGAACTGGAGTTGTCGATCCCATGTTGGTTGCGTTCAGCGACTCTGAAAACGAACTGGACTTTTTGCCTACGGCAACTAATAGCGCAGGGTCTGTGCGATTGTCCAGCGGGTCGTTTATCGTAGGTGCAATCAAAAGCAGACAAGAGGTCTTGATCTGGACTGACACATCCTTGTACTCGATGAATTTTATCGGACCGCCCTTAACCTTTGCCGTTAATCTCGTCAACGAGGGTGCGGGACTGATCGGGCCAAAGGCTGCAGCGAACGCGCCTAACGGTGTGTACTTCGCCAGCAAAACCGGATTTTACTTTTACAACGGTTCGGTGCAAAAGCTGCCTTGTGCTGTGCAAGAGTATGTATTCAACGACCTCGATTTGAGTCAGGCGTTCAAGTGCCATATGGGCGTCAATTCTGAATACGGCGAGGTCTGGTTTTTCTATCCGAGCATCGAGGACGACACAGGCGAGGTCTCTCGTTATGTAATTTACAATTACGAGGAAAATCACTGGTCGATAGGCAGCTTGATTCGATACGCCTGGCTAGATGCCGGTATCGAGGACCAGCCTCTGGCGACCGCAAAAACGTCAAGCTCGAATTGTGTGTTTGAGCACGAGCAGGGGTATAACGACAACGACTCGGCAATGTCGGGTGTTTTCATCGAGTCTGCCGACCTGGATATTAGCTCTGGTGATGCGTTCAGCTTTGTCAAACGCATTATCCCAGACATGAAGTTCGTTCAGGAAGTTGGGGCAACAAACACGCCAGCGATGAACATCGTTTTGAAACGCAGAGACTTCCCTGGCGAGTCGTTAACAACAGACTCCACAACGCAAGTAACGCCAACTAGCACCTTCAGCGATGTACGAAGTCGCGCTAGACAGGTGGTTTTTCGCTTTGAGTCAGACGATGACAACACAAGCGACAACCAGCTTGGGTATAAATGGAGGCTCGGCTCGACCCGCATTGACATTCAATCTAGTGGGCGACGTGGGTGAGCAGCATCCTACAAACCCGGTTGCCTCTGGCGCAAGGCGACACCGTTTCCTCGGATGTTTTCAATCGCATGATTCGGGTGTTGGAATTGAACCTTTCAGCGGTCGATATCAATATCTCCCCGCATTTCAACGCAACCGAAATCAGCGAACTACAGTTTGCCACTGGGGCAATTATCTTTAATACTACAAACGGGATTCATCAAGCTTTCGATGGCACACAGTTCCGCGACCTGTACAGCCATCAGACGTACCCGACAGGCCAACAAATAACGAGCGCGGTAGGCGCAGTAACGGTGACCATATCATGAACCAGATGCTACAACAGAGAATCCAGGGCCTCATGGGAGACGCTCCCATGCCCCCTATGCGAATGCAGGCTGGTGGCGAAGTTGACGCTATGCCAGAAATGATGGCGTCAAACCAAAACGCAGAATTAGATGCGGCCATCAACGAACTGATGATGGCTCGGGATACAGCAGATGAACCAGGCGAGGCTCAGAAAGCTGAGCAATTAGCAGAGGCTGCAGTTATCGGAGCACAGGCTCCTATGGCTGATATGGCAGCACAGCTATCAGCGGCTGGTCGCGGTGATGACTCCCTGCTTGCACACTTACGACCTGGTGAAGTCGTTCTTCCGCCAGAAATGTTTGAAGACAGCAAGTTTGAGTCTGCTGTTGAGAACCGATTCAACGAGCTGGATTTAGACCCCGAGCGTTATGTTGTTGGCATGGGAATCGCCAGTTTGAACCCCTCGACGGGGCTTGAAGAGTTCGGCTTTTTTAAGAAGGTCGGCAAGTTTTTCAAAAAGGTCGTCAAAAAAGTGGCGCCGATTGCGGGACCGTTGGCGAACTTCATTCCAGGCGTTGGCCCCTTGGTGGCTGCTGGTATTGGAGCGGCGACTAACTTAGCTGCTGGTAAGGGCCTAAAGGGCGCTATTGCCGGAGGTCTCAGTGGATATGGCACGGGCAAACTCCTGGGAGGTATCGGCAGTTTAGGCGGTGCCGGGGCCGGTAAAGGCGGCAGCTTCCTCAGCAAGGTAGGTGAATTCGTCTTACCTGGTAAAGACAAGGTTGGACTAATTGGCAACATTGGCGAGTTCGTTTTGCCGGGCAAAGACAAAGTAGGATTGATCGGGAATATCGGCAAAGGAATCGGCAGCTTATTCGGTGGCGGGGGCATGTCACCAGAGGAGCAGCTTGGCGCGTTGGCAGAAGGTAACGAAGACATGGCCGTCCGAATTGCTCAAGACCTAGAAAGAGGTTTGTCACCGACACAGGTTCTAGAGGGTCTATCTCGTACTCCGGGCGTCATGCCAACCAGCGACAACCCCATGATGCAGTTGGTAAATTATGTACCCGGCCAAAGCGGTCAATCATTTGGAAGTGATCCGTATACTCAATCTTTATTAGATCGTGAGCGACAAGCTGGAACGGGCCGCAATCCTATCCTCGCGTTTTTAGATGACAAGCTGGGATTAGATCCTGGTGGCGGTGGCATCCTGGGATCTCTCAAAAACCTGGGCGGTGGCGAAGGCGGCGGCGGTTTGGGCTTGGGCGGCTTAGGCGGTCTAGGCGTTGCTGGTCTGCTTGGCAAGCTTGCCTATGATGAAGCAAAGAATAGAAAGGGCGTCCCTCTGACACCGTTAACGCAGATGGACGCCATGGGTCGATACAATATAGAGGCTGAGATCGCTCGGCGTATGGGTAAAGAAAAGCCTTCCGCCGTTGAGTTTGGCCTCCTGCCAGAGCGGACACTTCCGCAGCTCAGCGGCGGGAGACCACCGATGAAAGAAGCGCCACAGGGAATGATGCGTGGCGGTATGGTCATGCCGATGCGTTACGCGGAGGGCGGCAATGTCGCCATGGAAGATTTTGAGCGCATGAACGGGGACATCAACGGACCCGGAACTGAAACCTCTGATGATGTGCCTGCGATGCTCAGCGATGGGGAATTTGTTATGACCGGAAGAGCTGTGCGTGGGGCGGGAGCGTTTGACATGGCCAAAGGTGACGGCGGAATTATCACGCTCACTCCCAGTAAAGAGGAAGACCGAGATCGAGGAACCAAACTCATGTATGACATGATGGACCTGTTTAGTGAGTTTGCCGGCGCGAGGACTTAATCATGGATTTGGATAGTTTTATCTCGACCAATCCCGGCTACGCCCAAATGGTGGCGGATTTCCGCAGTGCTGGCATGGACGACGCGCAAATTGTCGGCATGATGCAGAACAGTGGACTCGATGTGACCACTGGAACGCAGGCCGACCCTACCCAAAATGTACGAACCGCAGATTTTCAAGACGCTGATGGCGATGGCATCGATGATCGGGACCAAACGCAGGCTGGCACTGATGTAGCTGGCGGCGGTGCGACTACGACTGCAGGTGGTGGTGCGACTACGACTGCAGGTGGTGGCACTACGACAACAACCACAGGTGGTGGCACCACTAGCGCGGGTTCATCAGAGGTGCCGTTTGTTGACTCAGTTACACGACAAGAGAGACAACTGGACCCTATCACTCAGCAGTTGCTGTTCGGTCTAGACGGTGTTGGCGGTTTCATCCCTGGTGCATTCCAAGCAGCGGAGCGCACATTTTTTGACGCGCAAGGCCGTCCCATTGTCATACCTCAAGAGGTTGCGGGTCTCACTCCAGACCAGATTCGGGCAGCTCAAATAGCGAGAGGGGCGGTAGGTGTACAGCAGCCGTTTATTGAACGGGCTGCGTTAGAAGCACGGCAGGGTATCGGCGCACTCGAAAGTGGGCAGACCGATCAAGCAATTGCCCAAGCTAGGGCATTGCAAGAAATTCAGTCGGGCGCAAGGTTTGGGCTTGATCAGCGTGATCTAGGTTTGATGGACGCTCTGACAGGTGTTGAGCAAGGCAGAGCCAGGGCGCTTGGTGCCGAAGAAAGGTTGCGTGGAGATCTCGCAGATTTAGCAGGATTTCAAACCGGCGCTGTAGGGCGGTTTGCCCAGCAGCTCGGGCAGCAAGAACAAGTGGGTCGGCAAGCGGCGGACCAGTTTGGAATGGATCTCGCACGAGCACGACAACAGGGTCGCAGGGTTTATGACGAATTTGGCCGAGACGTTACTGACGCGGTCGGTATCGGTGCGATTGGTGCCGAAGAGCTGTCTCAAGGCTTGCGGGAATCTGAGCAATTGTTGCGCGGGACGACGGGTGACCTGGATATTGGCACCGCAACGTCTAAGTATTTCGACCCTTACGAAGAGCAAGTCGTACAACAAACTCTGGACGATGCGTTAAAAGGGTTAGCGCAATCTGACATGGCGCAACGAGCGCGCGACATACAAACGGGCGGGGAATCGGCTTTTGGCTCCAGAGCGCGTCTGACGGCCGATGAGCGAGCTGAGGCATTGGGTCGTGGTTTGGCCAAAGAGATTGGTGGATTGCGCTCAGCAGGCTTCCAGAGGGCGCAACAGACGGCTATCGGCGAAGACGAGCGAGCACGGCAAGCTGCTCGATCAGCAGCGTCGGGACTAGCGTCATTAGGCGGTCAGCGATACGGCGCTCGCACTGGTTTGTCTAGTCAGCTTTCACAAGCGGCTCAACAAAAACTCGGCGCAGGAACTGGGTTTGGTAACTTGATTCAGCAAACTGCACAGCAGCAGTTAGCAAGCCAGCAGCAGTTGGCAGGACAGATGGGTCAAACAGCTCAGGCTGGCCTTGGTGCTCAACAGCAATTGGCTGGCCAGTTAGGTCAACAGGCACAACAACGGTTTGCGGCCGGCACTGGACTTGGGCAACAGCTCGGCGCGTTTGGTCAGCAAGCCGCCGGTGCTCGTGGAACAGCCGGGCAACAAGGCATGAACATCGCCGGTCAATTAGCTGGTCAGTACGGACAAATCGGACAACAACGAGCTGCAGCAGGCCAGGCGATGCAACAAGCGCGGCAAGGCTACGGCGGATTCTTGACCGGCTTGGGTCAACAAGCTCAACAAGCTACCGCGGCAGACGTGGCGTCCCTCAGTGGAATTGGTGCTCAGCAGCAGCAACAAAGACAAAGAGAGTTGGATGCTCAAAGAGCAGGATTGGTGCAGGCACAGCAGGCGCCGTTGGCTCAGTACCAGGCGCTTATGCCGTTTGTGCAAATGGCGCCGGCAGGATTCAGCACGACTCAAACGTCGTTCACGCCGTCACCTAGCGCATTGCAGGCAGGTTTCGGAACCGGATTATCGACGCTCGGTGCGTTGGGTAACTTCTATGGTCAACCTCAAGGAACCTACTACGGTCAGACTGCAGGTGCGGGATAATGGCGATTTCGAGGGCACAAATGGAAGAGCAGATTCGAGGCTTCAATGCGGGTGGGATCAATAACGTCGATGTCTTTGAAGACTATTCGACCGGCACCGGCCTGAAGCCATTAGACATGACGCAGTTTGAAGAGGACGACGACCCTATCGCTCGACTGCAAACTGCTATCACAGAAGCTTTGAAGGCTGACCAGGCGAAACGAGAGGCTGAAGTTGCCGACAAGACTAAAACATTCAGCACCCGGTACGATGACTACGTTAGCAAGCTGACTCCATTATTCAACGCTCAGCCAGAACCTACCGGCAAACAGAAATTTTTCGACTTGGCGAGCGATATCGGCGCTGCAATGTTGTCAGCCGATCCGACGGCTGGCGCTTTCAGATCTGCTGGTGCGGGTTTTGCTGCGTTCAATGAACGACAAAGAAAGTCACGGGAAGACAAGAGAGCAATCGACCAATCAGTTGCGTTGAAAGCTTTTGAGCTTGCTCAGGCCGACGAAGCGGCAGCGCAGGATTATTTGAACAAGCGTGATTTGAAGCGCCTGGAACTAGATGCCAAACCTTTCGATCCTCTCGTTTACGAAATCGACGTGACAGATACCGAGGGAAAGGTGATCGGCAAGAAGCAGGTGCGCGTCGATCCCAGGAACAAGATCGAGGTAATGGCGGTAGAAGCCAATCCCAGCGCGAGGCTCATTAGAACTCCGCAGAGTAGCGTCACGGTCGAAGCTGCCAGGACGCCGACCAGATTTGACGAGGAGAGTGGAAAAGCCTTCGCGAAACTTGAGTCGGACATATTCAAGGCGGCAGAGGACGCGGCTAATCAGAACCAATTGACCACTATGTTTTTGAGCGTAGTCGAGGAGTTAGGTAAGGAAAATTTTGGGGCGATCGAAAGCCAAACTTTGCCGGTAAGAAAGATTTTGTCCGACCTTGGTTTGTTTGAAGAAGAGGACAATGTTTTCTCATATCAAGAATTGGCGAATACGCTAGGCACTCGAATTGCTATGGGTCTGGTCGGTCAAACCAAGGGTGCAATAACCGAGATGGAAATGCGTTTGTTTATTGCCGCATCGCCAGGCTTGGCGTCAACCTACGATGGGGCGGTTCGACAAGCCAGCATTTTGCAGCGCATGGCAAATCGGAACGTAGAAATACAGCAAGAATACAGTCGTGCGATTCAGAACGGTCTTTTCGATGGCCTGGAAACAGATGCCGACAAACTCCGTCAAGCTCGTGCGTGGATTACTAATTGGAGACTAGAAAATCCTTTCTTCGATGCAAGCGAGCTGAAAAGTTTACGAGATTTAGCAGACAAGCAACCAGCCGCTGCGAAGGCTTTCGGCCAAGATTTCTTGAACAAGCTATATGGTCGTGGAGACTCAGCTCCCAGCGAGCAAATGGCCGACGACGATGAAGAAATGACTACGGACTTTAGCTAGATGGCAGAATCCAACAAAGCGACCAAACAAATAACGTATATGGGAATCTCGTATACGGTCGGCGCAGATGACACTTTGGAAGACCTGCTGAAAAAGCCTGGGTTCGAGGCTGCTCATGCTGAAAACATGAAAATACAAGCCCGTAGATTGATTGCGCCATCACCAGAAGATCGTCTTAAGAAAAAAGAGCAGGATGAAAAATCTGGGTTTTTGACAGCTTTATTGGCGGGTATGTCGAATGATCAAGCATACCAGATGGCGTGGTTGGCGCGGCGTAGGTTCCCTGGTTTACTCGAAAGGGACGGCATCGATCCGGTCGAGTTTTACTTTGTTGATGAAGACGAGGACATCGCTTACGTTGACCCCAACACTGGTCGTGTCGTCAAAGAATTCAAAGAAGGGCTGTTGAGCGACTCGGAGAGAACCTACCTGAACCCAATGCCTCAGTACGATGTAATGGACACGGCGGGGATGGTTGGTCCCACCTTGCAGTTCCTTTCAGAACTTGGTCTCGGAACGGCTGGCATGACGGCTGGTGGATTTACTCTCGGTTTACCCGGCGCGATTGCCGGTGGAGGCGCAGGAACGGGGATAGGTGGCACGGTAGCAAACGCAGGGCGTTTAGGTATATCTGCTGCTTTTGATGGACCTCCCCTGAACGTCGCCCAGGCCAAAAAGGATCTCATGATCGCCGCTGGACTCGGAGCTTTCCCGTTTGGCTCATTCGGCGCAAAAGGTTTGGCTCAAACGCTCGGCAGTGTGAAGTCTAAATTCGTTGGTGACGATGGGCTGACCGCACTGCAGACGATCATGCGAGAAGGTGGCACGACGGCAGATGAAAAAATTGATTTCGCCCAAGACAAGTTTGGGATCGTGCTCACTCGCGGCGAGGCAGAGGGAATCATCAATAACACAGCCCAACTGCAGCGATATCTGCAAATGCAGCCAGGGTCGCAAAAACTGTGGGACTTCTACCACAACCGGGCCTTACAGGTAGAAGAGGCTGCTGATGAGTTTTTCGACCAGGTTTTACGCGGAGATTTTCTAACCAAATTGAAGCGGGGTCGCCTTAGCGGGAAAACAGGGTTTGAGTTTGAGGACGATTTGGCCGAAGCGTCTAACCGAGTTTTAGAAAAACTAGCAGCGAAAAGACAGGAGCGAGCGGACAAGATTTATAAAAACGCCTACGAGCTTGAATTAGAAATCGATGTCAGTGATATCGCTCGACAACTACAGTTCGATCTATCTGATCCGAATTTAAGGGGTAAGGCTCGCAGTGTTAAACAAGAACTT